TGCTAGATCTGCCGTGTGTGTTGCTTGAATGATCTTTAACCGGGGATCGAGGCCAACCATCCATGCCGGGAGTAAGTATGAGGCAAACTCCGACTTTGTATGTCTTGGCGGCATGTTGATGATCAGTCTTTTAATTTTCCCCTGTGCGAGGTCATTAAATTTTTTATTAATTTTTTTATGGTGTCCACCCTCAATAAATTCAGGCCAAACATATTTTACAAAACTCAAAAAGTCTTCTTTTATAACTGGTCTCGTTTTATCTATTTCTACACTTTTTTCTAGTTCCAGAAGCCGTGCTTGTTCATCTGGGGTCAATCCATCAAAATTTTCCATAAAATTTTTTATTATAAATTTTTTTATAACCTATTTTTGTAGGATTAGCTATAACCGTCTAAATCTTACATATATATAGGCATTGGGACCCCTTTGTGTGTTTAGGGTGGGCCCTCCCAAAGTTTCCAAGCAAAAAATCAATATGTTGTGGTACCTCTATCGGTACACACTATGCAATAACAACATATGTTGTTTATGCATACCCTATAAGAGTTTGTAGGATTTGTGGCTCATACCTAAACCACAAACCCTAGCGAGATAAATCAGAAAGGCATTTCTGATTGTTCTGTTTCTTTTACTTCCTCTGTCTCTGTTAAGACTAATGGTTTATCAACCATTGAGAAGTTCACTTCTTGTAAGTGATAAGAATTATCTTCTCTATCTTCTTCCAATGTATCAAGTGCCAACAACTTTTTAACTGCTGATGTTAAGTCATACAATTTAGAAGAATGAATAGAATAGTTTGTACTACCAAGAAACTTTCTTTTCTTAATAATAAAAAACTTTTTGTTTGTATCTATCATAATTATATTACTCCTATTATTGTTAAAATTACATAGCCATATAATAATATGGCTATGTTAAAGATTGCTAGTTTGATAGTCATAGTTTGATACTCCAACTATCACTCGCAGTTCTGTACCCATCTTGGTCAATGTCAAAATAAGTCATTAACATACGACCTTGTTTAGATACCCAATATCTGCATTTATCTGTCCACAATGCATTTCTTGTTATTGTCTTTTTATCACTCGCTGAATAGTAAGTAATAACAAAGGGTTTATTGTTTATCATTTTTCTCGCTTTCTATAACTTAATTGTTATGGGATTAGTATAGACTAATCCCATAGTTAATCAACACCTTAATTCAAGTTATCAGAATTAATTTGTTGTTGTTGCATATATGCAACTCTTTCTGCTATCTTCTGCTCTCTAGTTTTTTCAGTATTTTTCATACCTTTTATTCTTTCTGCTAGATTTTTAGGATTATAAATAACAAGTCCAGTACTATTGGTTCTTATTATTTCTGCCTCTTGAATATCTATTCCAAGTTCAGTTGCTAGTTCAACTGCCTCATCTAGCCACTTATAACCTTTTAATCCTAACTTGATTTCTTTCATTTGTTTCAACACGCTTTCAATCCATTTTGAATGTGCCATAACAAACGCAGATTTTTGTTGTTTCCAAGAAATTAAAAAATCAAACTCGGATTTATCACACGCAATAGACCTATCTCTACAATAATCTCTACCAATTAAATCAAGTTGATATTTTTCATTCCAATCACGACCATACTTGGTTTCATTATTTCTTCCACCAGATAAGCCAAGATATTTTTCGTTGTTTTCAACAAACTTTCTTTTGTGTGGGTTGTCGTCTTTATCAGCTTGTTCAATTAAGATATCTGCGTTGCAATCTTCTTGTGCATTAATCTCATCTCTAAACAAAGCAAACCCATATTCTTGGTTTCTATTTTGACCATAGTTGTTATCACTATCAATGTCGCCATTTAATCTGAAATCAAAATGTTTTTCTATTGGTACATTTTCTTCAATAGTAGTTTCGCCATTGTAGTTTGTTTTTTCCTTGTTCCCAAGATAATGAAAATGGAAACAACTATCTTTTGCAATCGTTGAAACATTTTCAAACTTGTTTTGAAGATAGTAGGCTTTCTCTACATCTTCTTCTGTATAGTGTCGTCTTACTATTTTTTCTGCAACCGACCACGCTTGGTCATTGATGTCAATTTGGTCAGCTTTCAGTTTGTCGTACTTTCTTTTTTCTTGGGTGTCCTCTTGTTGCAAGTGTACTTTTATTCTATTTGCAATCTTGTTTCGGTACTCTTGGTTCAATCGTATTCTAGCCATTTGTCCTCTCTTTCTTTATGTTTATATTTAATAGCATAAAAAAGTTATAAACTAATCTTGACATTTGTCAATGGGATATTATATTAAAATCTGTTATTTAAAAAAACTTAACACAATGAAAGCTAACCTACGAGAGATAGTGCCAGTGTGGTACACTCGTAGGTTGCATTAGAAAGGACAGGAAAAAATGGCGTTAAAATATTGCCAAAGTCGTAAGTGCCATACTTACGATACAAAGGACAGAAAACGAGGTAGCAAAGGCAACCGAGTTAATCAAACTAGAAGAAGAAGTAATCTCTATTATGGAAGTGGAAATTTTTGTTCAATGAATTGTTATAATGATTGGGCAGAAGAATTCATTGATAGAGCAGTTGACCAAATTAGTGGCAGACTACACGAACCATTGACATTAACAGAAGAAAATGCGTGGCGACGAGTTTGGAACCCAAACAGATATGACCGAGATTATAATAGGGTTGAAAGTCAACCAGATTATATTGAAAGGAATATGATTACCAACGAGGTAAGACCTATTCAAAACTAGTTTCATCTGTCCTTGATGAACAACCCTAGATTGTATTGTCTAAACTACAATCTAGGGTTGAAAATTTTTTGTTTTTTTTTTTGGGTGGGCCCGCCCAGAGTCTACAAGCTAGGGTGGGCCCACCCGTAATCTACAAGCCACGAGCAGTCAAGAAAATTATTTTTATTTTTATCTTGTAAGATGTTCTAGGAGATAGTAATCTAAAGTAAATCAATAAAGGAGAAATAAAATGGGACTAGATCAATACGCTGGACTACGTGATAGTAAAGGCGAAGTTCACGAAAAGTTTTATTGGAGAAAGCACGCACGCCTACAGGTGTTCTTTGCTAAACAATTCAATAAACAAGAACCAACTACGGCAAAAAATAATACTGTTGATGACCTGCAACATCTAGGTTTTAATGGTGGTCAAGGTGGTGTTACAATTACTGAAGATGTAATCAAGGATCTGGAAGAGGCAATCAAAAATGATTATTGGAATTGCTTTGCCTCTGATGGTTTTTTCTGGGGACAACAGTTCCAAGAAGAAGCAGTTAAAGAATACAAAGCCCAAGACAAAGAATTTTTAAAATGGGCTAAAGAACAATTGAAAGCTGGTAGAACTATCGGCTACGATTGTTCTTGGTAAAAAACTTTGGGCGTGATCGGTGAGGAGTGGAAACCTCTATATCACAGGTGAGGTAAAGGAGCTCCCGAAAGTCAACTGAAAACACGCCGTTGGCCTCCTGCGAACCAGCGCCCAAGCCACAAGCCACAAGCTTCAAGCGGGTGGGCCCGCCCGTATAATTTATAAATTATTTAGTTGACAAGTAACCTGGGATAATATAGGATGTATTTAGAAAGTGAGGACATATGACAATACAAACAGAAGAGAAAAAATACGAACGTAAGAACAGGTTCAACGGTGAGTCTGCAATGTTAACAGCTGATGAAGCTAAGAGACATGACAGGATTTTCATCAATGAGCTTGCAGCTACGTTAGAAGATAAGGCTGCCGGCATCGATGGCACGTCGAAGCTGTGGAAGCAGGTCCAGAAGGATCTGAACTGGTTCAGGCAGCACAACGCCAGCGCTTACATGGTGTTACTTGATTAGTCCCGGAACAGGGCCCGCAAGGGCCCTTATCCACTGGGGTGGGCCCTCCTCTGAAGGTTCAAGCCACAAGCCCTCAAGCTCTAAGCTTGACAGGTTACAAGCTACATGTTATAAGATATTATAGGAGAAAGTTATGTTAAAAAAAGAAGCAAGACAAATAACCGGCGGGCTGTCGAAGCCGTCGAAGATGCCAGGACCAGCGCACAACCTGCCGGCCGTGGCATGTAAAACAGGCGCTAAGCTGGTGAAGATCCCGGGCTCAGTGTGTGCTGGCTGTTATGCCCTGAAGGGTAGATATAGATTCAATAATGTACAGCAAGCATTGCAACGCCGCCTGGCAGCGCTCGAGGACCCTCGCTGGGTTGATGCGATGGTGACATTGATACAGGACCAGGACTGGTTCAGGTGGCATGACTCCGGAGACATCCAGAGTCTGAAGCATCTAGAAAATATATTTCTAGTGTGCAAGCGTACAAGCTCAACCAGGCACTGGATGCCAACACGTGAAGCGCAATTTTTAAAAGATATAGATCCGGACAAAGTTCCGCCAAATTTAATAATTAGAATGTCATCTCACATGATAGACCAGGGACCAGTTAAGCAATGGCCATGGACATCGACAGTCACCAGCGGAAGCGGCAGGACGTGCCCGGCCCCTGAACAGGGCAACGAGTGCGGCAGCTGTAGAGCATGCTGGGACAGGTCCACACCTAACGTGTGTTACGGTAAACATTAATGATTAAATTATTTTACGATTACAAACCAAACAAAGCCGGCTACATGGGCTCAGAGAACAGGCGCTATTGGCTGGTCAACACTGCAACAGGTTACAAGCTAAGGATCTCGGAGAAACAGTATAATGTTTTATCATCCTAAATATTACGCTGCGCTCAGGAAGCAGGGTCGCAAGCTTACAAGCTCTCAAGCTTCAGGCGACAAGCATCCCATCCGGTGCTCAAGGGTTCAAGCTTCAAGCCTAAGTTCACAAGCTCCAGGATCTGAGAACCAGGGTACAAGCGCACAAGCCCACGGTCCGGGGTACAAGCAACAAGAATAAAAGTATTCTTTCTGTGTTTAACATGGAAGGCTATCTGGTGGGGTGAAAAGCGGATTTTGTACCCCAATGTCACCTTCAATTCCAATGTAAAAAAGTGCTCGTTAATAGAATAACCCAGTAGATCGGGAGTCCCCAATAAGCTGCGGTTTTCAAGTCTATTCCACGATATCTTTGTAATTTTTCTTTTAAGTTCATTATATAATTTAGCCTCTGGTTTCAGGTGGGGTACCTCTGGCTAAACTATTTTTAAAATTTTACCCATTCTAACTTTCGGTTTGTCACAAGTTAACACCAACCTATGGGTTTCCATACTACCAATAATTTTATTTTCAAGTAATTTCGCACCTGTAATGTCATAAAATTCTCCGTTAGGTAATTCAATTTGAATCCTAGCATTGAGTGCTACTGGTGATTTCATAAATTTATCTATAGCTTTCTTTAATGTACGACCGTCTACCATAAGGGTTGATTTATATCCTATAAATAAGTATATTGCAAGTATGAGCGATAAACCAGGACCAAAGCCTATGGTGAAACCAGCATGGCATCCATCGGACGAGCTAACAGAAATGCAACGTAGATTCGTAGATTTTTTAGCCTATCGTCAAGGTAGGTCCACATTCACAGCAGCGGCACTATCAGCAGGATATAGTGAGAAGAGAGCCAACAGAGAAGGCTCAGAGTTAATGAAGAATCCAAAGGTGCAAAGATATTATAGATGGAAATGCAATCAAATAAACAGATCGCAGGCTGTAACCCATACAAACTATATAAACCAACAGATAAGATTATCAGGTAAACTAGAAGATAAGGGTAAAGAAGATAAGTGCGCTCCATATGAAAACTTAATTGGTAAAGCTGCAGGTCTATTTTCTGAAACACATTACCATCAAGATCTAAACAAGATGTCTATGGCAGAGAAAGAAGATGAGATTAAAAGACTTAAAAAAATTCAAGAAGAGAAGATAGAAGATACAAAACTTATTTCAGAGTAACTTTCTTCATACGTACTATACAGCCTTTAGGAAATACATTTCTATCACTAAATAATTCATCGTTGACTTCATAGCTTGCAAACGTTCTTACATTCTTTTTATCTTTGTTAAGTAAGTATGCGTGAGTTACCATCTCTGATGGCATAAAGCCGGACGCTGTATGTAAATCTGCGTGCCCGCTATCACCCGTGATATCCAACCACGTAATTTCGTAGAAGTAATATCTCTTCTTTTTAATTACAACTGATTTGTATTTAGATTTTTTAGGACTTCTCATGGAATCTGTATACCCCTTTTTGTATAAGTAATAAATAAATATAAAAAATCATGCGCGCGACCCCCTAATTCGTTGGTATTACTAGCTTTTTTAACAATTGTACCAATTGTACCTCATTGTACCAAGCACCTTTGGTACAAATTTTAGCATATAATCGTTGGTAAACAATACTTTTTTTAATTGTACCAATTGTTCCTAGGTTTAAAAAAAAATAAAAA